AGAAATTAATTGCCTCGCTTAAATCAAAGTTTTTTAATCTAAAATAATCTTCAACGATTGTGAGAGAAGATGGTTTACCATCTCTATTATTACTTGTACTATTAATACTTGTAGTATTATCCTTTAACTTATCTTCAATAGGGGTAGGCAACATTTCTTCAATACCCCCCTTAACTTTTCTTATAGGGGTATTTAACTTTTCTTTAATAGGGGTAACTGATATAATTCGCTTATCAATTTGCTTAGTTCCAGAAATGTAAAGCATCTGCACGTGAATGTACTTTTTATCAGCTAATTGCTTTATCCATTTAGAAATTGAAGTGTTAGATACATTGTAAAGCTCTGCAAAGTATTTATTGCTTGCCCAACATTTGCCTTTCTTGTTAGATAATGCAGTAATCTCTGAGTACAGGAGCTTGGCGTTCGGTGTTAAGTCTTTGTCATACCTAACCGATGCAGTCAGAATTGAGTAGTAATTTGGTTGTTCCATAGTTTTGTTTTGTCAAATATAATTATAAACCACAATAACCACTATCGCACTCTGCAAAATCATCAAATGATAATTCAGATTGTGGATTGTATTGTTGAATTTCTTTGTACGTTACATCCTTTCTAAATGTGTTAGGTGCATTGACTTCTTCCATTTTAGCAAACCACTCAATTTTATTTGGATGTTCTTGACTCATCTTATTTAAAAACATTGGACTTCTATGAAAGCATCCAACACAATTATTGTAGTAACCCTTAGGAAAGTTTATGTCATCATTTTTATTCCAATATTCCTGTATTACTTTATTGTCTATACCATTATCAATTAAAGGAAAACTTGGTTTTCGCCACTCTACCAAACCCCACTTATTTCGTGTACCTGTTTTACCTACAACTACTTTAATCTCTTCGTTACCATTCTCATTTAATTTATTTAGCATATTGTTTTGTCTGCGTTCTTCTCCTTTTCTAAAACCTATCCTCATATCGCAAACTTCATTTATATTCTTTTTCCAATAGTCAAATATAGGTAACATTTTTAAATGAGTTGTACAATAACGAACCATCATATTTGGCAAATAATGCTTACCATTTCTACCTTTATTCCAATCTCCGTTTATAACATCTTCAAAGGCTTGACCTGTTACCCAATCAATATCTATCTTTTCAGACAATTGCAACATGATTTTAATTATAGCATCCTGCTCAGTTGTTCCTACAAATTCGCATCCTATCTTATCGCTTACAATTTGTCTTATTTTAGCATCAGGATAAATACAAGACTTATCATTTGTTCTAACTAAACTAAATACATTGTAGTCAGCAGGATAGTTTATTGCAATATAGCTTGATGATTTACCACCACTTAGTGAATTAATTGTTTTCATAGTTTTGTTTTGTCAAAGGTAAAAAAAAAGGAGCATTACGCTCCTCTCATTTAAAATGGCATTGAATCATCTGCTGATGATGTTGGTTGTTCAGACTCGAAACCCTCTAACTTTTCAACTTTCCATGCCTTTAAACTCACGAAATGCCTGTCTTTCCATTCTCTACCACTTATGTTGATACTAATCTCGTAGTTCTGACCTACTTTTAAGCCCTTTACAAGCTCTATTCCTTTGTCTTGAGTAAACTCTATCGGAACATCTGCATCGTACTCTGTATCGGCTTGTTTCAAGATAACCTCTTGCTTCTTGAATTTGTCAGATATAACTTGTACATCTTTGATTTTAAGGATTGTTCCTTTTAGCTGCATAATATATGTAATTTTTGGGTTAACGTATTTGTGTGATTGTGTGCCTGTAATACTTTTCTAGTCTTTTCTTTCAAATCGTATATCTTCTCCTTAAGTCTGGCATTCTCATTCTGCAAGTTTTCGAGCTCATCTTTTGCTCTTTGCTTTGCTCGTAACTTAACTACCTCTTCCATATCTGTATTTTCTGCCATAACTAGAACTAGATTGTCATAAGTCTTTCTGTAATAATCAAATGTCTTATAATCGTTCTCATGATTCCTGCATCCATGAATTACCGATGCATGGTTCTTGCCAAATGCTCTACCAATTTTTGTACACCCCCAATGATTTTCTAATAGGAATGCATAAACCATATTTCTAGCACCTACAATAAACCTTTGTCTATTTGTACTCATTATATTTTTAGAGTTCGTCTTGTTCAGCTTTGCAGCTTGTTCGATTAAGTATTCAAATTTATCTTCTTTAAACATTATAGTAGCTTTATTAATTTGATTAAACTTATTTTGCTGTCTTTACTTACTTTTAACAATTGCTTAAAGGTAATCTTTTTTTCATCCGCTAAAAGTATTTTAAGCGTTGGCTGTGATAATTCTAAAGCCTGCCCAATAATAGATTTTGTTTTGTAGGTGTTAAATAATACTTCTTGTAAATCTGTATTAGGATGCCATCCTCTTCCTGTTTCGTTTTTCATCTTATTTTCTTTTAAAATCATCGGCTTCATCTTCGCCAAAATGACCTAATTCATAAAATCCTGTTAACTTTAATACTGCTCTGCTCATTGCTCGCTTTTCTGCCATTGCAACAGGGTAAGCATTAGATGTATTATTTGGAGCAGATTCGCCAAAGGTTTGGATTATCTTATCACCGCTCTTTGCAGTTGCCTTAATAATAATACATTTGTTATCTGTTGAGTTGTGTAATAGCTCGTAATCAATCTCAATATTGTTATTGGCTTGAATTTTATCTATTCCAGATCTTGAGATAATTGTATAGAATTTATGCTTGAATACATCGTCAGAAGTCAATCCGTTTTTCTTGTACAATTCGTTTAGTTTGTCTTTGTTCATCTTATTGTTGTTTACTTGGTTTGTCTAAATGTTCCCACTCTTTAATTGTTTCGTTCAATGGACTTCTTTTGCCATCGCTCCACTCTTTAGATAAGTAGTATTGTCTTTCCTCATCTAAACTTAACTCTATTGCATTCATAGCTGCAAAATCAATTTGCTGCTCTCTGCTTCCTAAGAAAAATTCTTTTAACTTTCCCATCTTATTTTGTTTTTAAAACTTCAATTTCCACTTCTAAAGCTACCTTTACTTTAGCAAGATTTACATTTGCTTTAAAATATAAAGCCTCGTCAATAATAAACTTAGATAGTTTGTTGTGTTCAATCAATGCTTGCTCTAAATAGTCAAGTCTTACTCTTTCGTCTGCTGATAAATTTGTCATGTTGTTTTGTTTTTGTTTTGTCAAATATATAAAAAATTTTATAAACTCCTACTACCTAGTTTTTGGCAAGGTGCATGTCTAAGCTGCATGTCAACTTCTGGTACACCTGTGTAATCATCTGCCCAAACTGATTCAGGTTCATACCATGCACCAACTTTGTGCAGTTGCATCTTCAACTCATAAACTAAATCGCCATTGCCTTGCTCGTTTTCTAACTCCTTAATGCGAGCTTTCATGTTTTTGAGTAGGTTGTCAGCAAGTTCTTGCTTCATAACATACTGCTTAACTACTTGTGTGATATGACCGACAGGATATTCTCCTCCTGTGTAAACTGTGGTCTTGTCTGATGTATCAACTTGTACTTTCATTGTTTTGTCTTTAAGGTTAAAGGAGCATTACGCTCCTATTTTGTAGTAATATTTAGTATTTTCATCTAAAAATGAAATTGTTATTACTAATTGTTCCCAAAAAAATAATTTGTTTGTGTAATCTAATTTCATAATCTTGTTTTTTAGTTGTTTTGTTTCTACAAATATATAATATATTTTAAGAATACCAACTATAATATTAAAATAATTTGCAAAAAAAAAAGACCTACATCTCTGTAAGCCTTAATTTCAGGGGAATTGTGTAGTTAAAAAAAATGTGTTAGCCTTGCGACTTGTCCTCTATCGAACTCATGTACGAATGCTTCGACTGCTTTTGGAGAGCCTGTGAACCCTTTTCTTGAATGCCATGAATCGGCAGAGCTTGGACTTCTTAAATATTCGACAGTTACTCCTATGAAATCTTTTGAATCTCTCCATTTATGTTTTACTTTGTGGTGTAGATGGTGTAAATACCAATATCTATATTTAGTTTCTGCCCAAAGCTCTGATCTTTCTTGTGCCATCAACAATGGTAAATTATCCATTTTAGCACCATCGCCATGCTCTAAGCCTATTAAATTACTTCCGTACTTATAATACTTCCGATGTGCAACTCCTGCATCAACTGAAACATCCTCTGTGTTCCTGAACCAAGCCTTTAAAGCATGTGCCAAATGGAATCCACTTTGATAGTCATGGTTGCTCATTGAGTGTACGCAGTCAACAGGTGCAACTTCTCTCAGCATCTCTACGCATTTAACATAGAGCTGCAAAGCTATCTCGTAATGTTCCCACCACTTACCATCGCAGTCTTGTGGTGTTCCTTTTGTTGTAGTGTTATATACATTATCTACATGAAGTATATCGTTTCCTATGCAAAACAATACCCGATCTATCTGAAAGCCTTTTGATTTTTGTATCAAACCTTGCACTCCCTCAATAACTCTAGATACTGCAATAGGAATATTGTAATCTTCTCCTGTTTCCTCTGCGTTTGCGTATTTGCCTATGTGAATGTCAGCAGGATTGATGACTAATAAATGCCGACCTGCTTTGTGTTTGATTTTTGGATAGGTTGGTGCATGGTTTTCGATAAATGTATTGAGCCTGCTAAATATGCCCTCTTCATCTATGCCAGAATCTTCCTTTGTAACGACTGAGAACCTAAGCTCTCCACCCATGTTTTGCCAATGCTTGACTGAAACAACGTCTTTTTTGTCAATACCTCGCTCCTGTAAATGTAAATCAAGAGCAGAATTGTCGTTGATGTTTTCTAGGGTGTTTGCTCTGTGCTTTTTAATTAGTTCAATCTCAGCAGGCTTTAGCCTAATTCGATTCCAACCATCTTTTTTCTTTGTCATGCTTTAGAGAATACAGTGAAACATAATGGCAAGATAGCAATAAAACTTAATATAACGTTAAGTTGTGTTAAACCATTTGCTGCCATGTCTGAAACTGCTGCCGTAACTAGCACTCCACTCACTGAACGCTTTGCACTCCACTTCTTTTGACGTTGTCCCTCTTGAAAGACTTCGCTAATCTTTCCGACTGCTTTCGCTATTGCTCTCATCTTTATAAAGCCATTTTAAATAAAAAAATAAACAAACAGGTATTGATAATATCAAAGTTGTAGTTAGTTAACTCATTTAATCTTATCGTATATAAACAAGTTAATGATAGTATCTAATCTTCCAAATACTGCGTTATCTTTTTCCGTTGGTGTAAGGTTAACAACAACCTTAATAAAAGCCAACAAACCGATTGTAAGCTCTCCCCAATTTTGTGCAATAAAATCAATCATAATAAAAGTCTAAACAAATGAAACAAAAAGGTAAATATAAATAATGAGCAATCCCATCATCGTAACGCTTGGTGTAAACTCCCAAGAGTATTCCTGTGTAAAATCCTAAAGATAATTCCCAACTCATTAGTACAACCACATTACTTGCTGAGGCGACTCTGCATCGTCATCAGCATGAATAAAAGATTTAGCTATTCCAATGCGAGTAAATCCTGCTTCAAGCAAGCCTCTTACTATTTGCATTCTCTGATATGAACTCATGCAGGAAATATCAAATGCAGTTCCTCTTAAATGTGCTGAGTTTGGCTTTCCTCCAACTTCCATATTATGTGATTTGCTTCTCCAAGAGCTTGTTATTGTAAATGGTACATCTGCAAACTCTCTTGCCAGATCTAAACGCTCCAAAGACTTCTTATTAATCTTATCAAAGCAATTCTTTCCATCACAGGTAAACTCTTCCTTTATAAAAAATCTAGGATTCATCTCTTGTTAATTTCTTAATGTTATACAACAATGCACTTACAAGCACTAAGATAGTTAAAACTTGCTCAACTCCAATAAATGTAACACCTAAAGCTCCAAAGTTAATTCCATTAAATATGACTGTATCAATCTTTTCGTTCATTGACTTTAATTTTAGCTAAATATGTCTTTAGCTTCTTGATATTCTTTTTCTTTGGCCTGTACCCCATTAATCTATTTTGATGCCCGGATTGTATGCGTTACTTATCGGATCAATATCTGCATTTGAGTTTGAAGAATACTCAGGGAAAGAGCTTGTCTTATAAATCAAATAGTCTATAATTCTTTGCCCATAAAACTCTGCTGAATCCATTTGCTTTCTAATCAACCAATCAACATCGTTCTTAGTTGCAGCAGTTCCGTTTTCGCTATTTTTTTGAGTAATCGAACCATTTGCAATCTTGTAAGAAATAAATGGCAATGCTTCTACAATAGCATAATGCACTAAAGCATCTTGTATGTAGTCATCAACTAAAACCTTATATTCTCCTGTCAAAGATGCACCATCAACTCCTGCTATATCATTCTCCAACTTCTCATATAACTTTGTCCCTAAGATAGCTTGTAAATGCTTGTCTTGTGAAATCTTAACGAATGGAAGTAGATACTCCGTATCGATGTTATAATTTAGAGCAGTTGAAGTTTTCAACCTGTCCTGTGATATGAATAAAACTGTTGCCATTATTTAATTTTTTAAACTTCCTCTATTCGGTGTTGTTATCGGTGCAACTGCTTCCGTTCCTTTTTGCTTAACATAAGGATTGTTACCAACTCGCTTCTCATTGTCAAGACCTTTGTTCGGTAAGAACTTTCCTTTTACTT